CCCATAGATTTTGCAATCAATAGAATTGAGCGTAGAGAGAGAATGGTAAATGGCCGAATGCGTTCTTATCACATTGCTGACAAACTTTCTATCACAACCTCTTGGCAAATGCTACCCTCAAGGTCATTTTCAGTATCCCCAGAATTTGATGCTAACGGAAATCCCACTAACTTAGTTAATTCTGCAGGAGGGGTTGAGGATATAGCATATGCAGGATCACCTAACTATCAAGACCAACAGTATACCTCTGACGGGGGAGCTGGTGGAGCAGAGCTACTAGATTGGTACGAAAATCACCAGGGATCCTTTTGGGTCTACCTGGCATACGACAAGTATCCTAATTTTGGAAAAGAAAACGCAGACTATCAAAATCTCAACATATATAATCATGTTGTTGAAATGTTTTTTGCTGATTTCACATACTCTGTACAGAAACGAGGCGGCAGCAACTTTGACTTTTGGAACATATCTGCTACCTTGGAAGAGGTATAATGTTTCAAGATACAGAACTAAAGCAGCATCTAGAAGAGTCTACTGTAGTCAAAACTCAATCTGCGGTAATTGCTGAGTGGAACCTAAACATTGCCGAAAACATTTACCAGGTAGGCAACTACAGATACAGGCCTACAGAGCCAGACTCCTTGTATAATAATTTACCCAGCTCTTTTGATCCAAATGATGCAGGACAGTACTATACAGATGCAACTTATTCTGATGTTTTAATTGATGGAGGTCTAGATTCCGAGACAGAGACACCACTTACATTTTTGTCTCGTAAAGAAAAAGAAAATATTCTTTATTCTTTGGAGGATTGTTTTAAAAGAAATAGACCACGTTCAGGAATAAACAAACTAAGATATTTTGAAGGTAAATTCACTCATCACACCAACATTGATATGGCTTCTAGACCTAGATACTACATGCCACACAAAAAAGACGAGTTTAAGTATTGGACATCTTACCGTCAAGAAGATGGTGAAGAAAGAGGTATTGCGAATCACTTAGTTAATAATCAGCACTTTATTGACGATGCATCCCCATATGTTGTATATAAAAACCCAGTTCCAGCAAACAGAGTGGTAATTAAAATGCAGACCAATGTGGGTAGCGTAGACTTAGGGCCTTTCTCAAGCAGTATTGGCAGCGTTGAAGATCCTCTGTTTGGAAAAGACAACAAGACAACCCCAGTCAACTGGTCTATTCAAACCTTAAAGGGCGATAACTGGGTAGATGCAATCAAGTTTGATTCTAGCTCTACTAGGTCTGACAACACTGAAATTATCAAGGAAGACGGGTATGTGGAATTATTTTATGGATTATCCATACCAGAAAAATATTCTAACTTTTATCTTAATGACGAGTTATCGTCTACTTTCTTTTTACCAGAAGAAAATACTAATGGTTCAGCCTATCTAGTAAAAACCTCCAGCTCTGACAGAGGCATCATTTACGTTTGGCACAATGACAAGTATGAAACATTTACCCCATCCTACTCCTGGCAGCTTTTAGAGGATAGCACTAGTAGGCAAATAGTTCACGCAACCGAACTTGTTTCTCCACCATCTTTTGTTAACAGTAGTAGCCAAGCCCCCGAATACAGAGAATTAGATATGATTAGGGGAGTGAGGGTGGCAGTTAAAACTATGAATAAAGTAGATTCTACTTTTGATTTAATTGAAATGTCTCCCAGGCTATCTGTTGATTTATCAGGAAAAACCTCTTCTTTTTCAGTTACAAAACCAGCCTCAGATCTCGGGGTAAGCGGAATGCCCGTAGGCCAACTGCTAGCATCAACAGGCTCAATTAGCATATTTGACTACGACCAAGCATTTAATAAAAATAATAACAACAGTGTCATTGCTGACTACGTATCTCAGAATTTGCAATTTAAACTATTTGAAATAATTTCTGATGTTAACGGTTCAGATAAGTGGGTTCCAATTAAAACACTTTACGCAGAAGGGTTTCCAGAATACTCTAGTCGGGATCGTAATGTTGAAATTACACTTAGAGATCTGTTTTATTATTTTGAATCTTTAACTGCACCGCAAGTGCTGGCACAGAACGCATCCGTTTCTTATGCCGTGTCTTTGTTACTAGATTCTATAGGGTTTAGCAACTATAAGTTCTTGCGTTTACCTGTTGATAATGAAGATATAATTCCTTACTTTTTTGTTGCCCCAGACACTTCTGTAGCAGAAGTTTTAAGTCAGATTGCAATATCTACACAAACTGCAATGTTTTTTGACGAAAACAATGACTTTGTTATGATGAGCAAAAACTATATTATGCCGCCAGAGGGCACGAGAAAAGTTGACTTTACCCTGACAGGAAGCAAAGATTTTCAAAAAGATGGATTGTTAGAAAATAAATCTACGTCTACTGCCCTAGCTAACATAGCAGAGATTACATCACAAGATAATAAAATTTTTAACGATGGTCGAATAAACTATACAAGCAGATACCTACAGAGATCTGTTGGCTCGATAAAACAGGCAAGTCTAATTGACAGAGAAAAGGTGTGGGTATATAAACCAGTCTTACTGTGGGAGGTTGCACCAACCACAAATACCAGGTCTGTAAATAACGAGGTGTCAGATCAGTCAAGCTATGTCCTAGGGGCTATACCACTTAACTCTGACTTAACTGCAAATATACCATCCGTAGTTAATAATCAGGTGGTAGATAATATAATGGACTTGGGTGAAGGCGTATATTGGATAACCAGATACAAAGGGTATTTTCATGCCAATGGAGAAATCATTAGATATGATGCAGTTGAATACAGCATATCTGGTATTGGCAACGTATGGATAAGCAGTGTTCAAGAGTATCAAAATTACTTTTCTAAACTGCCATTTAACGGAAAGATTTACCCTACAGGAATTGTAAGAATTTATTCTGAACCAAATTATGAAACAATTGAGGGCGTTACAAAGCTACGCAATGGCGAGGTAGCCAAACACGGCAGAGGGCAGTTTGGAACTGAAATAGTTGAACATTATGCAGGCTTAAACCCATATTGGTACGACAACAACAACGTGCGTGGATGCGACATGCAGTCTGAATACTTGTTTAACTTATCTGGACTAGATTCTGCTACCTTAAACCTTGCAACTACTGGTGAGGCTGGAAAGTCAGACAACCTGGCAACCAAGACAACAAGAAATAGTATTATTAAAAACTTTTTAAGCAGTTCCTACAAATCAGAAACTCCTGTAGAAAATCTCTACTCTACACAAACAGGAACTGTGCAATCATCAGCCTTAATTATGAATGGTCCTTCGTTTTCTACAACCGAGTCTCCAGTAGACTTTGTGTCTTATGTCTACAAGCCTCTGCCAAACAAATTCCGTCATTTTGGAACAAGAATGCGAATTGTTGGCCGAATAGAAAATAACGAGATTAGGGGGCAGACTGGTATCGGCAGTGTGCCATACTACGTTTCAGAAACCAATGATCCTAGCCAGAACAACAATATTGGTGGTGCGTCTGGAGGGCTTGCCGTAATGGTAAATCCAAATACTAATATCGGATATTACTTTGAAGTTGCAGCTTTAACAGCAAACAACATTGAAGACTACGCCTCCTCTGGAGAAATTCACAATGTGCTGTTTTACAAAATAAACAAGAATCAGGACAATGATAGGGCTGTTCCCGTCAAGCTATTTGGCGGTGTGGCAAATATTATTGTAGATGACGGTAGGTTTGTAGGCCAGAACAGAATTGTTGGAGAAGAAAACCCAACGGTATATGACTTGGCAGTAGAGTATGAAGACATCGGTACAACCAGAAGATTTTATCTATATATCAATAATAAGATAGTGGCAACTGTTGACGACACCAACCCTCTACCAGTATTCAATAACATGGGAGTTTTTGTAAGGGGATCCTCCAGACTAATGTTTGAAAACATTTATGCCTTAACTAACAACTATTCTCAAAATACCGTTTTTGGACTAGACACACCTGTTTCTTCAATTTTTGATGATGACGAAGTAGATGTAAACGAGTCGTTTAGAAAATACGCAATGAGCGGTATTGTGCAGTCTACCTATTTGTCGGGACTGGATCCATCACAACCCCCTAAGTACAATATTTACTTTGAAGAATTTGGTACTATAATGCGAGAGGCAGACTACTTTAACATTAGATACGACAAGGCCTATCCAGCCTTGTATGCTCAGCTTGCACCAACATTTAATAAAATTAAGGGGTATACGGTTTCAGGATTTACTGCGAGCTCTTATGGTGCAGAATTTTTAATCTTTAACGCTACAGACACGGCTATTAGCTTGGACGAAACATCGGGCAATTACCTAAGAATTATTGGAGTAACATTTACGCAGCAGTCAACAAACGAATTAACAGTAGACGATTATTATGAAAACATAGGAGATTTTTCTGACCCAGAGCTAAGAGGGGATACGCTTTTAACATCACCAATTAAAGCCAAAGAAGATTATAAACAAATTAAATTTAACAGAATAACTAATGGCCGAAAAGAATTTGTACTAGACGCTACATATATTCAATCACAAGATGATGCAAGGGATTTGATGTCTTGGATTATTTCTAAAGTAAGCACTCCTAGGAAGTCTGTAGGCATTAAAATATTTTCTAATCCAATGATTCAGCTAGGCGACATAGTTTCAATTAACTATCAGTCAGCATCTGGCGTAGAAGAGGTGTTGCCAGCAACATCAAGATTTGTAGTATATAATATAGAATATTCCAGGGTACCGAGTGGTCCCGAAATGACACTATACTTAAGTGAGGTTGTCTAATGGTCAATGCCACACCAAATTCTCCTGAGCCAGTGGCTTCTAGCAATGGCAGTAATTATGTTAGGATTGCTGATCCAGACGTAATTGTTTTTGATGATGCAGCTGTGCCCATTGAGGTAATGGCAGATTTAATTTTTGAAAATGTGGGTGGGCAAGAAATAATTAACATCTCTCGTAACGATCTCGTTAACGGACAAAACGTAATATATCGACCAATTAAAAATTTAGAAGACATTTACGTTAGATATAATTCTGGGAACATTGTTCCGCTACAAGAGGCATCAGACGAAATATTTAGAAGCTTTCCCATCAAATACGTAAATCATGTTCCAGAAGAGGGCAACGGACCTGGAGGAAGCTATGTTTATATAGAACCAACTACAGGCAACCTAATTATTGAGGCTGTAAATTTTGCCAGGGGAGAGCAGGTAGAAGTCGAAGTAGTTAACACAGTAACGAGCTTTGATGATACAATATATATAGAAGGTTTATCGTGATAACAAATACTGGTAAAAACATTTTAGCTAAATATCTAATTGGCCAGGCACCAGCCTACGCCTCTTACATTGCCGTTGGCTGCGGAGCAAGGCCCCTGGCGTCAGACGCAAACCTGGGAGACTACTCTTCTAAAGAAGCCCTAGACTTTGAGATGTTCAGGGTTCCAATTACTTCCAGAGGCTATGTCAATGAAGACGGGGTAGACAAAATTGTGTTTACCGCAGAGCTACCAACAGAAGAGCGATATGAAATTTCAGAAGTAGGTGTATACTCTGCAGCAGCTAACCCATCGGCAGGATCTAAAGATAGCCGCAACATCTATGCATTTACACAAACAGAAAACTGGGAATACCACTCTGAGTCAGAGGCAACAGCAATTCCCGTCGTATACGAGCCACTAGATGGAGAGGCAAACAACAACATTATCAATCAGCCGTACGACGTATTCCAAACCAATGCTGATAACAGAATTTTTACAGACCCTGATCGCATAGCAAGGTATGAACGCTGCCGCTTTCTTAATAATATTATTTCAATAGTTGGAGACATGTCAACAATTACTCAAAACCTTGACGGTAGCCTGTCTGTAGATTCAGGAAATCACATTCACCTGAATGGTATTGCAGCAAGACTGGACCAAAATGCACCTACAGATGAGCTTAGGTTTGCATTTTCAGTAGTAAACAAGGACGGCTCGTCATCAGACCATCCCAGCAGCGTCAAAGCAATTATAGAGTTTGCAGACTCAGACCCATTTGGATCAGGTGAGTTTGCAAGACTTGAAATAAATGTTGATCATACACCTGGCGACCCACTGTACGACTTTACTCAAAACAGATATTTTGTAGTAACAAAACAGCTTCAAGAATTAGTAAAAAGCACAGGATTTTCATGGAATCAAATGAACATAGCAAAGGTTTACGTATCTGTTGAGGACAGCCTAGGAAACCCATCTGATCAATATTATTTAAACCTAGATGCTCTTAGGCTTGAGAACACAACCACTCAGAATCCTTTATACGGAATGACTGGCTATAGCGTAATTCGTGCACCAGGAGCCGAAACTCTTATTAAGGTTGCCAACACTACAAACTTTGTTGAGTTTAGATTTGCCGTAGGGGTGCAGTAGTGGCTGACCCAGGCATCAAAAAGGTTATATACAGGCAAGAGGACTTGCCAGACATTAATGTTGATCTAGAGGGATATTTAGTTCGATATAAGATTATATCTGATGACCGAAACAGAAGCTCTCACTGGTCACCTTTATTTTTAGTAAAACCAGAGTACACCTATGTTTCAGGATTAACCTCAGTTGGCAAATCTGCAGACCACGTCAATTTAATCTGGGATCCAGTACAAGTTTATAAAGAAAATAACTTCATTAGAAATGCCGTAGAGTACGACATATGGTTGAGATGGGACAAAGAAGATGGAGGAGATTGGGCATATGCTGAAAGGGTCGAGGGTACATCATCTATCTTTATTATTCCAAACACCTACTACATTAATGGTGTAGATCAGGGAACCAAACCAAACAGCCTAACCGCTGAAATATTTTTAAAGGGCACGCCAATTACCAGAGATAAAGATTTACTAAAAGTCTATACTATTGGACCAGAAACAGTTTAAGTGATATAATAGGAGAACTATGGCAAAACTACCACTACCCGAAAGAGGTCAACCACTAGACCTTTCGTATATTTATCAGATGGCTTCTGTAATTAACGACCTGTCTGCACAGATCTCACCATCAAACTACAAATATGTAACGCTAGACACACCCTCTTCTGGAAAGCAAAGCGTAAAAGCATCTGAAGCAAGAGTTATTGGAGGGTATGTGAACGTAGCCGCAAACAGCACAGTAAATGCTGGTAACGAAAGAGCATTTGCGTATGACTTTCCATCAGATTTTAAATATGCACCTATTGCTACCGCTACCCCAATAAACATTGGAAATACCCAAGCAGGTAAAGACATCTCCATTGTTCTTAAAAGCGTGACAACCTCTAGGGTTGAAGGGGTCGTAAAGTTCAACACAAGCGGTGATGTATCTATTGCGGTAAACCTAATGATTATCGGTATTCCTAACTAGGAGTATAATTGTCTAAAACAAACGGTTATAGGACTAGGGAAGAATACAACAACGCACCCATAATCCCTGGCAACAAAAAGGTCTGGTTTTTAAACGGCGACTTGGTAAGGGTGCATCACCTTAATCGGTCAAACGGAATCATGTCTGTTTACAATATAATTAAAGATCAAATAGAGAGCTGTCTAATAGCTGATTTTAAAAAGAACAGAGAGCGTGCCTACACCGTGGGAGAAACAGCAGACCTAGTTAATAGGCATAAGAAGTATATGCCTAGCCTTATGAATAGGGGCGTAATACCAGAGCCTACAGGAAGTCAAAAAGGTGGGGCAAGGGGTTGGCAGGTAAGAATATGGGCAGACCTCGCAAAGATAAGCTTATAACTAATGATATAACTCCTACTGTTCAGGAGTTGACAAGGCGTATGGGCGATGGTATACTGACATATACGAGAACGGAAGACGGCAGATTCATTCCTGTGTGGAGCGAATCAATTTAGTAAATACGAAGGGTATGAGATGAACAACGAAGATACTAGAATTACGGTATCGCTTGGGTACACATTAAACCTAGGCAATTTCCAATCACTACGTGTAGATCTTGGCGTAGAGGATTCCAGAAGATCAGACGAAAAGGTAGACGAAGCCTTTGAGCGTGTCTATGCTTTTGTAGAATCCAAGCTAGCTGAAAAGGTAAAAGAGGCTTCTTCAGAGATTGAGTCGTAATGGCTGAACGCAAAGACCGAATGGCTTTGCTTAGTAGATACGCTAAATTACACACACTACGCTATCAAGAGAAGCCAAGACTTAATTTAAACGTAGAGCAATGGGCAGCTGATGCCTTAATACAATCATACAGCTTACCGCATTGCTACGATATGCTAGATCATTACTTTCAAGCATCCCAATCCCCATCGTGGAAATATTTTGCGAACTACGCACACGAAGTAGATAATGCAATGGCATTAGAGAAAAAAGACAAAGACGAGAGAGCCGCCAGAAAGAAAATGGCGGAAAGGTGGCTAAATGAGTGATACAGAATCCAAAGTAATATCTGCAGTCTTAAAAGACAAGCAACTGCATGTATTGCTACAAGCAAACATTGAAAGCTTGCTTCAGACTCACAAGGATGTCTGGCAATTTATTAGAAGTTATTCAGAGCAAAACGCAGCACTGCCTCCTGAAGATATAGTAATTGAAAAGTTTCGAGACTTTCATCTGGTAGACGGGGTGGGGGCAACGAAGCACCACCTGCAAGAATTACAAACAGAGTATTTAAATAGTAGTCTTAAAGAAATCATTACAAACGCTGCAGGTGATGTTCAGAGTGGTCAGGGTGTAAATGCACTAGACTTCTTGATTAACAAAACATCAGAACTTAAAAAGAATACCTCTGTTATTAAAGATATTAATGTTACAGACATAAACTCAGCAGTTGCTTATTACGAAAAGGTGCAAAAAGAAACCGAGCTTGGGTCAGTGGGAATCAAGACTGGTCTTCCAGGATTTGACAACTATCTTCCAGCAGGAATTAGCAAAGGCCAGCTTGGAGTATTTCTTGCCTATCCAGGTATTGGTAAGTCCTGGCTATCCCTATATTTTGCGGTACAGGCATGGAAGCAAGGAAAGACCCCTCTGGTTGTAAGCCTTGAAATGTCAGAAACAGAAGTTCGCAATCGTACTTTTACAATTATGGGGGAGGGCCTTTGGTCACATCGTAAACTAAGTGCTGGACAAATTGAGATTGATGACCTAAAACGATGGCACTCAAAGACACTGGCAGGAAAGCCAGAGTTTCACATTGTATCCAACGACACGGGCGGCGACATTACGCCATCAGTATTGCGTGGAAAGATTGATCAGTATAAGCCAGATTTTGTTATTGTTGACTATTTGCAGCTTATGTCTCCAAACAATAAAGCAGATAACGAAACCGTACGAATGAAAAATTTGTCTCGTGAATTAAAGCTTATGGCAATCTCGGAAGAGGTGCCAATCATAGCTATCTCCTCAGCGACCCCAGATGACGTTACAAAGCTAGATACGGTTCCAACCCTAGGGCAGACTGCATGGAGCCGTCAAATCGCCTATGATGCCGACTGGGTGATGGCTCTGGGGCGTGGTGCCAACTCAGATGTCATTGAATGTGTCTTTAGAAAGAACCGTAATGGCTTTATGGGTGAGTTTATGGTC